GTGACCACAGGACGCACAGAAGCTGAAAGTGAGGCTACCCATCCACCCGCGGCTTTTACCATCGTTGCTTGCTGTTCTATGGCCGAATTAAAGGCATTCATTACGCCTACATCTACTGCGGCTTCACGTTGTGCGCCAATTTCAGCTAATTTTTGCTGACCACGCTGGGCTTCCAAGTCACATTGGAACTTAAACATATTAAGTTCATGCTGGCGCTCATTCTTTTTATCCAGCCACTTCAGCACTTCAGGGGCCATCCTAAAAATGCCACCAAAGATAGAACCTAATAAACCACCGCTAAGAATGTCTAACATTTGTGATCCTTTTTATCATCGTTTTGCATTAGTTTGATACCAGACAGGAATCCAATCATGCCGCCTATAAGAGTAGAAAAAGCGGGTGAAATCATCTTGAAAATTTCCGCGTTGTCCACTTCCTTGGCCCACAGACCCAACATAAAGCTGATCACCATGGCCAATACGGAGATACATAGGGTTGTGCTTACCATTAGCGTGACATATAGCGTCAGCTTGTCTCTTGTGTCTGGTGACGTTTTGGGTGTTGGTTTCTTGGTCATACAAGGGCATCAATTTGTCGTTTCAGATTGGTAATGTCAATGTTTATCGTAATCTGTCGCATTCTGTATTCATAAATTTCATACTCATATTGATGAAACTTTTTAACTTGCTGATTTATCTGAACTTGCACCGCCCGTTCAGCGTCTAATCTTTCCACACGCTTGGCAAACATTTCTGATTGCATGGGCGGGTTTGGCTGAACTATTGGATACCATTTGTCGTAACTGATCTTCACTTTTTTTCCCGATCAAGCGCATTTTTGTACCCACGAATAATTAGCCCTCTAGTTTCTGCCGAATCTGCCGTACCCGCCCACTCGGACAAGTTGTTCCAAATGATTACATAGTCTGAAGTATTGCAATAAGGCGCATTGTTCTTTAGCCACATTACCATCTGAAGATGACGTTCTGTGGGGTTGTGAATGGTATAGCCTATCCCATAGAACTCTCGCACATGACAGCCATTCTTGGCTAATGCACCTACTAGCCCAAACAGTAATAACAGAATGAGCCAACGCATTCATTTACTTTGACCAGTAGTGAGAAACGTAACCAAAGAAAGTAGAAACACCAGACACAAACACCATGCCCATCCAAAAGCCACCACGACCTTTGTTAGCCAATTCAATCAGCGTATCTAGCTGGGCTTCCATCTTGTCAATCTTGGCTTCCATAGATTCAACTTTTTGTTGAAGCGCCCCGTATTGCACCAAATCAATATCAGCCATGTCATGCTTTCTGAATGAATGCTAAAGAATAGTAAAGTGGCAAGTTTGTGCCGCCAGAACTTGTGACTGATGATGTGAAGCCGCCTGTATTACCTACAGCATAAGTGCTACCTGAACCCACCACAAAGCGATCACGCAAGTCTGGTGTGCCGTTAGAGCCGTTGCAAAGGTAATAGCCTACAGGGATTGAACCAATAGAGCCTGACCACATAATGATGCCGCCAGCGGGGATTGGGTTAACTGCCGCGGCCGTTCCCAAGATACCATAAAGGTTATCGTAAGTGGCAATCTGCACATTGGCAGAATCAGTCAAAACAAACTTGTATGAGAAACCCTCAGTCAACCAAATTTCTTGTGGGGGGCGACCGCTTGTCCCTAATTGAATAGGATTGGTATTGGCAATAGTTCCCGTTGCAGTTGTGTACGTTGCAAGCGGGGTTGTAGAGCCAGCTTGGTAGGTGTAGATATACCCACCGTTCAGGGGAATGCCTGTGTTGGTAAAAAATTGGAAACCGTTACCAATTGGTGCAAGATTGACTGCCATGTTATTTTCCTAAGTCTGAAAGTTTAGTTCCAAGTTGTGATGCTTTTTGCATTTCCTTTTGGGATTTCACAGCTTCTTTACTTAATGCTCGATTGGCAAGTTTTTCTGAACCAGCTACACCAGCTTTACCGCCTAAATAACCACCAACGGCAGTACCCACGCCCGGCCCAAAGATTGCCGTTCCAGCGGCCGCACCAGTAGTTGCACCGATCTTACCAAGATTGCCTTCAATCATGCCAACGCGTCTAGTTTGTTGGCCAGCGCCTTCGTAGCTATGAATGCCCGGCATTAGATAGCCACCCATGTTCAATGTGTGAAAGGCTTTTTGTTCTTCTGGAGAAAACGCCAATTTAATCTTGTCAGCCCTAGCATTCAAAATGTTGTTAACTGAATTTTGATTCCACTCACCCGCTTTAGAAGCGCCAGCTTGATAAATTTCACGGGCAAGATTGCCACGCATTTCGGCCATTGCTGATTGCGCTGAAACTCTAAGTTCTTGAGGAACTTCAACAGTCCATTTAGGTAAACCAGTTGCTTTATCAATTGGGCCGTTAATTGTGCCTTTAGACACTTTTTCAGCCGTATCGTAAATGTGCCGCCATTGATCAAGTGGCATACTGTTTAGCTTTTGCGGAATTGAATCAAACGCTGTGGCAGTTTGAACGCCATTAGGATCAATGTCGCCAAAAATTTGTTTAATTCCTTTTGAACCAAACAAGACTTTTTCAGCTTGGTGCAAACTTCTAGCTTTTTCATACAAGCCCGGCCCACCAGCTTTGGCAATGTCAGAATCAATTGCTTCTACCGCCTTACGAATAGCGTAAGCGTTATCAGGAGTCCATTGAGCATTTAAAGATTGGCGTAATTTTTCCAATCCCGCAATGCTACTAGGCGATGTTCCTTCTAAACCTTGTGTAGAGTGCAAATCCAACAATTCTTTTAAACCACCAGTAAAGTCAGCTTGCTTTCTTATTTTCAACTCTGCTTTAAATTGAGGCGAATTTATTAAATTCTCCAAAGTTGAAGATTGAACAGGATTGTCACCAACAGTTAATTTTGCGTCATCATAAAGTTTGGTTTTTTCATTTTTAAAGAAACCAGCCAAACCATCTTGACCCGCAAATGCGTCATTGATACGCTCACCACGTTCATAAGGTGTTATTAAAGATGGGCTTGCGCCTGTGTTCTCAATGCGCTTTTGAGCATAGTTAGATAACGCCACTTGTTCATTGGCAATCTGTTGTTTATACAGTTCACCTTCTGGCGTTGGATTAGCCATCTTTGCTTTTGTGTGTTCATTACGCAATAGATTTTCATTGCCAGTAATAACACCTTGGCGAACTTGACCAGTATCACCAAGTATTTCATTGGCAATTTGCGATCTAGTTGCTTGTTCAGAAACTGGTACATCTTTAGCAGTTTTAGACAATTTGACTTGAGGAAATTGCCCCCTTGCTGTTTCTTCGCCAGTAATAACACCAGCATAAGGATTAGCATCAACTTTAGCCGCACCAATACTGCCAGCTTTAGCTTGTGGTTGAATTTGTGGTTGACCGCCTTTAGCCTCAAATTGTCTTTGCAATTCAAGTTCACCAACGCCTAATTGTTTACCAATATTAGACGCGACTTGTTTACCACCTTGCAAAGCCTCTCCCGCCATTTGTTTGCCTTGTTGTATAGCAGGGCTTACCAATGGTGCAAAACCCGCAAGTTCAGGCATAGCAACAGGAGGAACTTTGGATGCTTCAAACGCTTTTTGTAATTGACCTAAAACAGCTTGTGCTTGAGGCGTTCTGATTTCAGGCGACAATTGTTTTTGTAAGTTTTTAGATTGTTCTTCACCAATGCGGATGCCTTCAGGCGTTCCATATTGACCAGATCGCATTGTGGCCACAATACCCGTTGCAGGGCCAAGAACGCTTGTTACAGCGCCAGCAATAGGTGCTGTAATGATTTCACCCAAAGCACGTTTACTTTCTTGCACTTGACCCAAGAAATTGCCAGCCATGCGTCCTAGTGCCGTTCCTTCTGGCTGTCTTGGCCCGCGGGTTGATTGACTTTCAGCAATAGCTTTAGCTTCTGGATCAAATCCGGCATAAGAGCCGCGGCCACCACCAGCAGTGCTTTCTTGCATAGGCTGGTTTTGTTGGCCTTGCTGATTTGGCTTTGTTTGTTTACCAAGAATCAAAGCGCCCAATTCATCATCAGGGGCTTGTTTTGGTTGTTGCGTTTGCTGTGGTTGCTGTGCGCCTTGTGTGACGTTTTGCACATACTTAGACGGGTCTTTAGTAATAAAGCCGCCATACTGAGCCAACGCTTTGTTTACATCACCATTGTTGCGTTGCACCAATTGTTCTAAGTATTGTTTTGCCGCACCACGGGCCTCTTGCTCATCAAAAGGGTTAAATTTCACACCCTGTTTGTGAAGCATTTGAACAGTCTCAGGCATAAACTGATAAGCGCCCATTGCCTTAGTTTGTTTGTTTATGGCGTAAGGGTCTTTGCCACTCTCAACACGTTTCAAGCTATCCAATAGTTGATCAGAAATGACAGACGGTTTGGCTTCTGGTTTTTTACCTAAAATAAGTGCGCCAAGTTCATCCATCACAAACCTCCAGTTTCAGACAATTTCTTAATGTTCTGATACTTATTGTAAAACTCTTGACGCTTTACGGGGTCATTTCCTAGCAGTTTTTCAATCTCAAACTTGCGTTTAGTTGGGTCAGTTATGTCCTTGTAAATGTTCATAACTTCAAAAATCTTGGTATCAGCATTGGCATTCCATAATTGCTGATAAGCCTTGATGTTGTTGTCGCCATATTGCTGTGCAAATTTCTGTGCGCCATTGGCTTGCATATCAATGTTGGTTTGATCAGCCTGAACCCTACGGGCAATGTTGATCAATACATTTGTTGGAACTTTAACCGTACCATTGGCCACGGCTTGCATATCCAAGCCAGCCACGGTATTTCCAACGCCACCCATAGCCTTAGTGTTTGACAATGCCATGTTAGCCAAGTCTTTAGCAAGCATATCGTATTCATCGCTTTTTAAAGCCATAAGCACTTTTTGCTCTAATCTGCCCATAACGCCACCGCTAGGAAATTTAAGGTTTTCACCAATGCCTGTGGCTTGCTTAATAACTTCCTCAACATTCCTTCGGCTTTGTGGCAAACCGCCTTGAGCCTCAATCAAACGTGTGCGATAACTTTGACCAGAAGCCTGATCTGCCGCCTCTGTTGGCTCTGGCGCGTAAGGTTGTGATGCGCTTCTGACAGGGTAAGGCAATGGCAAATTGCCAACTACAGGCTTTTGACCCATAACGCCACCACCTTGCTGTGGGGTGTTCTGTAAGCCAGCCGCCACACCAATAGTAGCTGTAGGCGCAGAACCCGCCACGCTTGGCTGTGTAAGTATTGTTTGACCGCCTGTTGTTGTGCTGATGCTTGGTGTTAATGCAGTTTCTTTTTGTGCTGGCGACAACAAACTTTGTTCTTGTGCAATCAAGTCTTTCAAAACATTAGGCCCACGTTGGGCTTTGCTCAATGGGTATTTGTAAGCCTCAATCAAGTCATGCACTTCACGGCTATCTGGATTTTCATTTTTAAGACGATCTAATTCACCCACAATGATTTGTGGATCATCAATGCCCATACGTCCCAAAATGCCTAATCGTCCCGCAACAACTTGCCGCATTCCTTGCGTCATTTTATTTTTTGCTTCGGTTGCATTAGTTTGGCTTGTGCTTAATCCACTCAATGAACTGATTACATCAGCGCCTGTCAACGGGGCAATCTTTGGAATGACCGCGTTAATCTTGTCCATGTCAATACGGCCATTGGTCTGCCAGTTCGCTGGGTTGCTTGTAAACTCTTGCAGTTTTAAACGCTCATTGTTTTTTTGATTTAAAACTTGATTCTCGATTTGGGCTTTTTCCAAAATCAAAGGATTCATTTGTTGCGCTTGTTGATAGCTTTGAATGCCACCAGCCATGTTCAACATATCCCCAAGGGTTTGACCTTGAGGCTTTGGGTAGTTCACGTTCATTGAAAAGTCAGCCATGATTTATCCTTATGTCGCTTTGATCATTGAGCCAAGCAACGCTGTGTTTCCAAGTGTATTTAAAGCGTTTGCGGTATTAGCACCACCCGCTACAGCATTACCAGCCAAAGCTGAACCGATACCAGTTGCAAGGTTGGCAGTGTTCAAGCCGTAAGCATTTGCGGCATTGATTCCTTGACCAGCGCTAGTTGTAAGGTTTCCACCATAATTAGATGACAAACTACCAAGGTTTCCACCTAATGTGTTGCCAAGACTTGCCAATTGACCGCCTGATGTAGTGCCAATGTTTGCCATTCCAGACAAAGTGTTGTAAATGTTTTGTCTTTGATTCTGGAAGTTGGTAAAGGCATTTTGGTAAGCATTACCCGCATAATCTTGCGTGTAGCGTTGCAAGCCTTGTAAAGCATTACCGCCCATGCTACCGCCACCCATGTTGGCGGCACGTTGGTTAGCCATTTGACCTTGTTGTAATTGGAAAGCATAGTTAGGCGCTAGATTGGCATTTAAATCAGCGTTTGTAAACTGACGGTTAAAGTAATCTTGATTGCCAATTAACCCTTGTGATCCCGCTTGACCAACGTTTTGGTAAGGTTGCTGAATTCCAACTTGTTGGTTGTAGATGTCATACAAATTGCCTTGCGTTTTTCCATAGTTGCTTGCCAAGTCACCACGATTTGCAACATTTAATGCTTGAGCATCAGCATAAGCCTTTGCAAGATTTCCTTGCGCTTGTGTTCCATATTGGTTAATCAGATTTCTAGCATCAGAAATTCCAGATTGATTTGCGGCACTACCAAGCACATTTCCAAGGGCAGATATGCCCAGACCAGTTGCAAGGCTAGTGCCTAAAGCAGAACCAGCGCCAGTGCCTAATGCTGAACCCGCACCAGAGCCAACGGCTGAACCAGCGGCTGAACCAGCACCAGCGCCAAGTGCAGAACCTACGCCTGTTGATAAACCGCCTAATGTTGAGCCAAGTGCGCCAGCGCCTACGCCTGTGGCTAAACTACCTAATGTAGAGCCAAGGGTTGAACCACCAAGTAAAGAATTACCAAGAGCTAAACCCCCTGCGCCAGCAGTCAATCCAGAGCCTAAAGAGCCGCCAAGACCAGCCGCGCCCGACAGACCTCCTAGACCACCAGCACCAGCCGCAGTCAAACCTGATCCTAAAGAGCCACCAAGACCAGCCGCACCACTTGCACCGCCAAGGCCACCAGCGCCAGCCGCTGTTAAGCCTGTACCTGTACCCATACCAGCTACAGCCGCTTCAGTTCCTAATGCGCCAAGCGTTCCTAAAGTTGAACCACCAGCATAAGAGCCAGCGCCCAATGCCATCTCTGCCGCGGCCAATTCTGCGCCAGTTAATCCTGTCACTGTTGATGCGCCAACCGTTCCAATTGTTGAACCAGTTGATGCGCTACTAAGCAAGCCTTCGGATATTCCGGGGATACCAAACGCCAATGCCGCAAGCGCTAAACCACCAAGAATTTCCTTTTTATTGCTTGTGTCTTTACTCCATGTTGAAATAATTGGCTTGCCATCAGCATCCTTTTTGATTTCATAGATAGTGCCGCCACCGCCTGTGTATGTAGAGCCAAAACGTCTGTTTGTGGTTGTAGCATCTACATTGTTTATATCAGTAACACCTTCATTAGAAAGGTGTCGAGCCATGTCCAAAGCCACTTGTTCAGCCGCTGATGGAGGATGCCCCAAAAGTTTGGTTGCTTCATCGTAGTTAAAACCTACGCTTTCACCTTTGGTGCTAAAAACACCGCCTTTGACAGCATTAGGATCAATTGACGCTGTTACTTGTTTTGCAAGCGACAGAATAGTTTGAGGGTCATACGACTTGCCTTGATAATCTACTAAACCACCAGAAGCATTGCCAGCGTTACTAGCAATATCGCCAACAAGTGAAGAAATTAAGTTGTCCATGATTTAGGCTCTCTCAAACATTGTAGTAAGGCACTTTGTAAGCCTGACCATTTACCGTTACATTTATAAACCCAACAGGGTTAGCTGGAAGCGTTGCAGACCCTGCCGTTGCAGTCGTAGCAGAACTAAAATTCAACAGATTAAGAAAAAACTGTTGCCATGACCGCGTTGGACGATTAGTCGCCCCATCCAAAAAAACCGATTGTGGATAAGGATTAATCTGCTGTGTGGTTGAAAGTCCAGACGTAGCCATCAGTTTTCTGCCCCTTGTACTTTAAGATTTGCCGAAATAATGACAAAGTTCACAGGATCAGTTACAGAAACTTCAAAGATTCTGTCACGGGCTGTCCCTAATCTGCGCCAAATGGCACGATTTGTGTACTTACCAAGTTGACCAACGCTTGTCCAATGCTCGTTTGACCATGTAGAACCACCATCATTTGACCATCTAAGCATTGCTTGAGGGTTGTTTGTGGTTGTAGTTATTACGGGTTGCTGAGTGGCCAAAATGTAAGTGTGTTCAGGCTCAATGGTCAAAGTTGCACTTGCCGTAATTGTATATGTTTCACCCAAATAAATGGTGTTTGTATTAGTTACTTGTTCAGCACCAGAAATGCCCGTAGTACCCACGCCCGGCTGGAACTGAATCTGCAATTCATCAAAATACTGACGCTGAAACTCAGTCACCAAGTGTGGCGCTCTACGCAATCTGCGGATGTTTTGGCCATCGTCTGTGTAATTGGTTTTGTCCAATTCGTACAGCTTGCCGTTTTCATAGTCACCAATAATGACTAAACCTTGAAACACAGCACAGCAATTACCACGGTGACGCTGATATTCGTTGTTGTCTGTCGTGTAAAGCCATTTGTGCCACATTGCTGTGGTTGCGTCATAAGCCCATGTCAGTTCTAAAGATGGGAAAGTGACAACAAAAACCTCATGGCCTTCTAGTTGGTAAGTCCAAGAAATAGCATCGCCAACGTATTTATTGACTAAAGTGTTTTCAACGGCATGGGTAGAAATGCGCTGTGGAATGTACCCCTGCATTTGCATAATTTGGGATTGACCACGGTTGTTACGGGAAACGTAAGCAAATGAATTACCAAGTCGAGCAATTGAGAAAGGTGCGGCAATACCGTGTTGGGTAGAAGTGCCGGGAATCCTCTGAAACGGGAACGGCACAGCGCCCACATCAGTCCACACTTCTGAGGAAATTTCACCCATCAAATAGACTTCACGATGGTCAACAATTAAAGCCACCAAATCATCTGGTGCGCCATCTTTTAATGAAAAGCTAGTTTGTGGCGAAATAGGCGACAAAAGGTCACTAGCGCCAAATTGCTGAGTCGTTGGGTTGTTATAGACAAAGTAGTTGTCAATAATATCAACCGTGTTTGCACCGCTAAACGCACCATCAGTAGAGGGTAGAACAGAGAAGTTCAAACCGTACATAGTCACGCCAACGGCTACAGTGCTTGCCACGCTTACCGTGTAAGTTCCAACACCACCCGTACCCGTTCCCAAAGCCGTAATAATTGTGCCAAGGGTTACGCCAACGCCACTAATAGTCTGGCCAACGTGCAAAACGCCTGATGCAACCGCAGAAACAGTCATTACTGTTCCCGCAATAGTGGCAGTCACTACCGCACCAACAGTCGCAGAATTCATGACTGAGTTTGCAACAGTTTGGCTTCTGTTGATGGTGTATGTACCAGCACCGCCAGTTCCTGTGCCAAGCGCAGTAATGACAGTTCCAGACAATACACCAATACCAAACAAAGATTGTCCAACAGCAATAGTGCCACTAGAAACGCTTGCAACAGTTAATGTTGTGCCGCTTGTAGAACCCGTAAACACGGCAGACGCAGGGCTTGATATGTACCATGTGTAACGAAATGCACCGTCCACAATATAAACATTAATGCCGTTGTCTGTAATCCGCACTATTCCTGTGCTGGAATTAAGTTGACCAATTACCGCAGGGACAAAATTAGCCGTAAGCGCATAGACGTAAGAGCCGCATACCGCAATCATTTGCTCACCGCCAGACACGGTGTGAAGCCCACGCACCTCTTGCAAATTAGGCAACAAGGCTTTTAACGTCAAGCCCGGTGTCGGATAAAGCGCAATCACCCCACGCTCACCCTGTTGTTTTACAGGGTCAACTTCTGGAAAGAAATTGATGCACTCCTGTGCATCCTGATAGATACTAGGCGCTTCGTATGATGAGCCAACAAAACCAAAATCTGGCATGGTAGCCCCTTAAACAAAGCCGCCAGTAAGAATCCATCCCGCATCCTTCGCCCTACCCGTTTGCAAAGCATCTGGATAACGGGCTACCGCAAGTGGGGCCATGTTGGTGCGTTTGATGGTAGCTTTAGCTTGCCCTGCAAACGTCTGAATCATCGCTATTTGCGTTGGAGAGGCTTTGCCATACATAGGCATCAAACGCTCGGCCAAACACCATCTGAGGCACATTGCGTAGCCTTGTGGAAGCGTTATATCCTCATACATTGAGTCGTAACGGCTAAACAAGGTATTGGCAAACAAATGCAGTTCACCTTGTGATGGGCTAGGCCACACAAACAAGTTGCCTGAATCTGAGCCAGCGTTAAAGTAAACCGCTTTTGGCCACGGGCCACTCAGCGTCTTTAAACCAATCATTTCGTAATCTTGCAATGCCAAAACTGACATTGGGTAGTCCAAACCACCGCCAGTGATAGGCTGGCCATTAGACGTAGTGTTTACCCTAACAAACGCTGAGTCAAGGTTTAAAGGCTTTTGGTAGTAAGCCGTGATGGTTGTGGATGCAACAGTTTGATTGATGTTGACTTGGTAAGTGCCTTCCTCATTGATGTTGCCACCAGCACCCGTCAAAAACTGTGTAATCTTTGTTCCCGCGGTTATGCCTGTGCCACTCAAAGTCTGACCTTGAGCCAAAGCACCAGACAAGATTCCTGTCACAGTCAAAATATTGCCTGTTATTGAGCCTGTAAAAGAAGCGCCAATAAAGTTCTGAGTAGATGGGTTAGGGCCAATTGTGTACTGAGTTTGACCCGGTATCACAGGGCAGATAATCTCTGTGACATTGAAAACCATCATGTTTTCGTTTGACCACTGGTCAATCATGTCATTCATCATCTCAAACGCATCAAGTGCCGCGTCTGGAGTAGGAGTTTCACCAGCTTCCAATGCACCAATGTCTTTTAGCGCTCGGCTAACAATGTCAAAAGGCACAGCCATAGTGTTTCCTTAACTTAATCTAAATGTTGGCGGCTTCCAAGGCAAGGCAATTTCTTGCTGTTTTTTTACCGCTTCAAGTTGCTCTATTAGCCTTGATTTTATGCTACTAATGCCATCTTGGGTAGTGCCTTGATCAATCCAATTTGCAACCATTTCCTCGGTTACTTCGGATGTTGGAATTGTCGCCTTTGTAGGGTCAAAATCCCAATAGCCTTCAGTCTCAATTCTTAAATCATCTTCAATCAAAAAAACGTGATACTTAGCCTGAAATATGGCTTTTTCATCACCTTTTAATTCTGATATTTTCCACAAAAATCTCATTGGATTATCGCTGTTGATGTTTTTCGATTTAATGTCAAAGTTCCATTACAAGCAATGTTCCAATCAACGCCATCAGTTTCATCCCAAATTGGAACTTCAATTTTAATGTGTTTGACAAGATATTCTTTGCCATCTTCAAACACACGCCAAACGTGTTCCATTGAACCTCTACCTTCTTGACCTCGACTTTTGTTAAATCGAATTAAGAATTTACTCATACAATCTCAGCGGCTGGCACAGAACACGATTCTTGTGGGCTTTGAATTACAGTCAAATTAAAATGAACAAATTTAATGGGTAATTCAGCCGCGTGTTTAGTAAATGAATGTGCTAACCATGAATTAGCAAAAATCATCATGCCGGGTTTAGGCGTAAAATTAATCATCTTACTAGCTGGTGTTGCAAGATTTACATCTTGCTCTGGCAAATCAATTTGAACTTTTGCGGCTCTAGGATCGTAAAATACTACATGAGAACAATTTTCTGGTGTTTCAAGAAAATAAAATCCAACAATTTGTGAACCAAAACCATGAACGTGAGCATCCATTGCAGAGTGCTTGTGATGCTCTTGTGTCCACATTTCTGTAAATTGCACAGCTTTGTCTTGCATGGCATAACCTTGCTCATTAAGGATGTTCCAAGCTGTTGCGCCAACAAAGTTTGAAAACTTTTCCATTCGCAAATCGCCAAAATAATTACCTGTCATGTATACAGGATAAATCTCATTAAGCGGTTGAGTTTTTTTAGTAGCTTTGAGGGCTTCTTCAGAAACAGTATTTACTACATCCAAAAAATCTGTACGTTCAATTAAATAAATTGGACATGGAAAATAATGTGTAATTTGAAGTTGTGTATTTTGAACAACTTGAGCCACAGAATCAGCGGCTTTACATACTTTTTGTTTTGATTTTTTGGTTGCAGTTTTTGACATGGTTTTTTGTTTGTTGTTTAAAATATTAGTTTACAACCTGAACCCATTTCCAAGCAAAAAAATCAAATTTATATTGATTTTCATCAACGGGTTTAGCTGGAGTGTCTTTCCAGCTTGCATCTGCCCCGCACCATAACGTAAAAATACCAGCATCTAGTTTGGTTTGATCGTCAGCAGGGCGTGGGATTGGCGGAACCATTGCGCAAATAGTTTCATCAAAAATCCATGCAGACCAATTAGAAGCATCTACATCATCGTTAAACGCAGTAATAACAGACTGTTGCAATTCATTTTTTTCTTCCGCAGTCATGTTGCGTATATGCCACACATCAGTCCAAACACCATCTACTTTTTCATACGTAAATGCATTTTCTTCAAAAAGTTGGTAAATACCCGGTATGGGGCGAACAACACGAATAAACGCCTCCCAGTGTGTTGGGACTGCACCAAACGCTTGAATAAGGTTGTCCTCAAAGGCAGGGTGATTTTTAGGCACTCCATTTTCAATTTCAATATAAAGTTTCATATTTTTTATAAAAAATTAAGGGCCAACATTAGTGGACGGGAAAGATGGAGAACCACGCACCCCACCTAAACACCAGACAATACGAACAGCGCCAACACCACCCGCACCGCCATACCAAGTTCCTGATTTACCGCCACCGCCACCGCCACCGCCATATTTACCACCAGCACCGGGTGAGCCGCAACCGGGTTGTGATACACCGCTACAACCTCCAGAACCACCACCACCACCACTTCCAGAAGCACCAGCAGAACCTGTGGTAGTTTTACCATACAGTCCTACACCACCTCCACCAGAGCCACTTTTACTAATTCCATTACCACCAGCGCCACCACCACCGCCACCGCCACTATTAGTAATTGCAGTTCCTGAACCGCCTGTGGCATTACCACCTCGACCACCACCAGGGCCTTGATTGCCGCAGGGAGATGAATAACCAGCCGCACCGCCACCGCCACCGCCACTTATATTAGTTCCGGCATTACCTCCAAAACCGCCTCTATATCCAGTTGTACCAGCGGCACAACCTCCGCAACCACCTACGCCACCACAACCTTTACAGCAAGAACTAACACCTCCACCCGCACCAGCAAATAAAGTAGAGGAATTTACAAAAGTAGATGAACCTCCACTAGCGCCTCGGGTATATGATGTATTTATACCTCCCGCACCAACTTCAACTGTGTAACTATTACCGGGTGTTACAGAATATCCATTTCTATAACTTAATCCACCCCCGCCACCACCAGCGCCAGCACGATTACAAGAAATTGCACCAGCGCCTTGCCCACCACCACCAACAGCAAGAACAGAAACTGATGTAACGCCAGTAGGCGCTACCCATGTGTATATACCAGCTGTAGTGAAAGTAGCGCAAGTTGGGGCTATTGGTGACACACTATTTGAGGCCGCACTTGCTGGGCCTGTACCTACAGCATTAGTTGCCGTAACTGTAAACGTGTAACTTGTTCCATTGGTTAGACCAGTAACAGTTATTGGGGAACTTGCGCCAGTTCCTGTCAAACTACCGGGTGAACTTGTTACCGTGTATCCCGTAATAGCCGACCCACCATCACTTGCTGGCGCTGTAAAAGTGACAGATGCAGTTGTATTTCCAGCCGTAGCTGTGCCAATCGTAGGCGCACCCGGTACTGTAATAAAAGACCTAAGATTTTGGAAAACTGATTGAAGTATTCCACTCATGTCAAACCACTCCCTGAAATTAACCAATTGGTAGAAGTAATCTTGATTGCTGTAGCAGACCCATACTGTGCTAAAGAACGTGAGCCTGTAGTACCAGCAGAAGATAAATACATTGTGTCCGTGGTAATTGCAATTGTTACCACTTGTGAAGTCATGTTAATAAATGTAATTGCTGTACCAATTGGATATGCCACAGAACTGTTTGCTGGAATTGTGAATGTCCTTGCATTGGCATCGGTTGATGGGTGGAATATATGCTTGCCAGCATCAGCCAAAACTAATGTGTAGTTTGCAGATTGAGAGTTCTGTGGAATGTTTAAATAGCCAACATCAGTAAAAGACAATGTTCCACTACCATTTGTCACCATGCCTTGACCAGAAGTACCATCAGCCGCTGGCAACGTAAAAGTGGTTGTAGAGGCCGTGTTTGGCCCTGCCAAGTTGACCGCACCGCCTAGTGTTGCTTGAAAAGTTAACTGTCCCATGATTTTCCTTTACGGTGCAATGATTAGCTGATTGGCGGTAAAAGCGCCTGTGCTTGGGTTAAATTGTAGTTTTGTAGAACTAACATTCTGTGTGGTAACTGTGCCTGTTGTGGCACTTGTGAACACCAAATAACGTGTGGCATTTGTGCTTGTGTCGTCAGCAATCGTAATCCCATTTGCAGGGGTTGCCCACACAGCGGGTGAACCCGCACCCGCAGACTGTAGCACTTGACCATTTGAGCCAACAGAACCGTTAGCAGAAAATGTTGATGTAATTGACAAAGTGGTAAACGCACCAGCGGCAGGGGTTGATCCACCAATGGCCATGTTGTTCATTGTTCCCGCAGTTGCAGGGTTGACCGTCAAAGTGCCTGTGCCTGTTGGTGCAATAGAAATGCTTGCGTTGGCGGGATTCATGTTGAATGGGCCATCAAGCGTAAGGTTTACCGCATCGCCAGCGCCCCATTGCAAACAATTTGCGCCTGCCAAAGTTCTTAATGCACCACCAGCAGAGCTTGCCGCATCAACATAAGGACTAACGACCTTTGTGGTTGCAGTAATTGTTGAGCCTCTAATTGTATTGGCAGTCGTTCCACCAATGGCGGGAGGCGCTGACAAATCAAGCGTTCCACCAAGGGTCAGATTGCCTGAACTTGTCACCGTACCCGATAAACTAATGCCTGATACCGTACCCGTTCCACCAACAGAAGTCACAGTTCCCGTTGTAGGTGTTGCCCATGATGGGACACCGCTTGCCAAAGTCAAAACTTGACCGTTTGAACCAGCATTCAAAAACGCTGTGGTTGATGATGCGCTTTGGTAAGGAACAGAACCAGTTGCACCACCAGCAAGGTTTGTAGCCGCTGTAGCGCTTGTGGCTGTGGCGGCATTACCACCAATAGATAAACTCGTTGCAGTGCCTGTAAGACCCGTTCCAGCGCCTGTGAATGTGGTTGCATTGACAGCCGCGGCAGTTGTGCCACCGATTGTCGTGCCGTTGATTGATCCACCCGTGATAGCCACGCTAGATGCAGATTGCGTTGACATTGTTCCCAAGCCTGAGACTTGAGTGTTTGCAATAGCAATATCTGGCGCAGAAATTAAAGTCAATTGACCTTGTGCGTTGACAGTTGCGGTCAGAGTCTTAGAAGCTGACCCATAAGCCGCGGCAGTTACGCCTGTGTTTGTGATACTGAAAACGTAGTCAGTAAGGGTTAACCCTGTGCCAGCGGTATAGGTTGCGGCAACAGAAAAGTTTGACCAAACAATTGCGGTTGTGCCAATAGTGCCGCCCGGCTGAATTGTGCAATACCATGCAGACCCCGCCAAAGTGCTTCCTGATTCCACAAACACCAAAGCTGAAATCAATTCATTCCATGTGTCCGCATCAGGCGCTCTTGACCATGCCGTAGCAGAAGCCAAATAAATGCCGTTTTGTGATGTAGTTGTTTGGTTTTTAACCAACACCCTGTTACCCGCAACAACGGTTACGCCATCAATGGTTTGCAATCCAGACAACGTAATGTTTGCGGTTGTTCCGCAACGAACTGGTTGTTTCCAAGAAATACCAGCCGCATAAAAATCAAGATATGTTTTGTTAACAACATCATTACCACTTACAGGGGCTGTTGAGACTGTTGCAGTCGTAAAAGCCGCTGATGATGGTGTCGTAGCGCCAATAGTTGTGCTATTGATAACGCTGTTTGTTATGTTTAACCCTGATTGATTAGGGTTTGGAATTGCATAAAATGGCTGACCCTGACCAATAAACGTGTTAAAAGTTTTATCAACATTAAACAGCGCCTGAACAGGCAAAATGTTTTGTTCTGTGGATTGTGCAGGGTCAGACATAGCGCCTCTTAGCTTTGATCGCCAACGGGGGTGACATAAACGATTGATGGGCCAGCGCCCGAACCGATCATGCGGACGTAGTAAGGGCTTGCGGGTACTGCCAAGACAATTGGAACTGTCATTGAGGCGGGTAACACAAAGTTCCCTGTAGTTGAACCGCTGACAGGCAAGACAGCCGCGGCCACGTTAGCATCGCCAAGGCTCACAGCAACATAGGTAGCACCCGTGTTGATGAAAGAAGCGTAGTTAACTTGGTCATTAGTGCTTGCAGTAATCAGCGTTGCGGCAGTAGAAGTTGCACCCACCGAAATGGCGGTTGTAACTCCTACAGGACGTAAGACCGTTGTATTAGACATGATTAAACAGCGTTTGAATCAAGGGGCAAATACTCAGGACGATCAACAACAACGGTGTAAGTACCAGCCGCGGCAGAAGCGCTTGAGCCTGTTGCATTGATAAACTGAACAATCAAAGTGTCATCAGCGGAAACATAAGCGTTAGCAATAGCAACGCCAGTAGTTTGAGCCGCAGGGAGAGTCACTTGTATTGCATCGCCAACTTTTAAGCCAGCAACGGTAACAGTCTTAGATGCGCCAGAAGTGGCAACGGTTGTAGCAGAAAACGCCACGCCCATAACGAATGCGTTGGATATGTTTCCACGCAAAATTGTCGTTTGCAGAGCCATGATAATTCCTTTTCAAGAATGGTTAAATTGTAACGCTAAATAAAGAAAAAGCCACCCCTTTTGAGAGTGGCCTTTTTTTAAACTAAACTCAAATTACCAAGAAAGTAATGGAGAAGTTTGGCCATAACCTGTAGAGGTACTTGGGCGCTGAACAGACACTAGGTAAGTACCTGATGCTGGTGTAACGCTTGCGGCAGTTGGGTTAACAAAACGAATTGTCAATTGGTCAGCGGCTGAGACATAAGCGTCAAGAACGCCTACGCCAGCAGTCTGTGCGCCATTGAATGCTACTGAAACAAAATCACCAACGACCAAGCCAATGCCAGTGCTGGCAAAGTTTTGGGCGGCAGTTGTAATTGTTGCAACAGCGGAGGGGGTAAGAGTCAAAGAAAACACACCACCTTTGACCACGTTGGTCATTGGGGCAAATGATTCTTGGGTGACTGTCGTTGCTGGTCCGGGATTAGCCATGATAATTTCCTTAAATTAAGTTTAGTAACGGGGGGTTTTTAGCCCCCCTTGAACATTAAGCGGCTACGCGGCAAGCCAACTCAGGGTAGAGAGGCGCCCAACCATACAGAACGTCCAAACGTGTGGGGATGGAGTCATTGTTGATGGTGTACTGACGCACAACACGCATTGACAAACCAATTTCCTTATCGCTTGCACGACCAGCAAAATGCACACCTTCTGGCAATTCCAGATCGGCTACTGCCAATGTGAAAGCATTACGGTGCATGATGATGTTTTGTGGGGAAACAGTACCTGACTTGTTAAAGAATGTGATAGCGGCTGTTGAGGAAGTTGTTGGGATTGACACGTTCTGGAATTGACCAGCGGTAATCACAGCAGGGCTAACCACGACAGACATAGTGCCATCAGTAGCGGAAACGGCTTGCTTAACCACGAAATTACGCAGTTTGTTTGTGCCGTAGGCTTGACGATTCTGGGGGTTAACAGCAAAAACACCAGCAATTTGGAATACATCGCCAGCGTTAAGTGAAACCGTACCAGTAGCAGTCAAAGTGATGGTGCTTGTTGATGCCCAACCAGAAGTCAGGAAACCTGTGCCTGTGGTTGTGTTCTCGACAGCAGTACCAGCAAATGAGCCAAATGTTTGGCTTACCACGTTCTGATCCATCTTCCAGTTCATACCAGCAGAGTCACGGCCCATCAAACCCTTTTCGTATTGGTTGCCAATACGGTCAGAGGGAACGAACAAACCCTTCAAGCTGTCCACGATTGTTGCGCTTGTGAAAGGCTCAACGATACATGAACGACGACCGTCACGGGGTGCGCCTTCAGAGTCAAGGTAAGCGCCAGCAGTCAGATATGTGATCAAGCCTGTGGGCGGTGTTCCAGCAGTACCAACGATGTTGGCAGTTTGCAAGGTAGCCATAGACATACCGTCACGGTCAATCTTGTTGGCAATAGCGGCAATAGCTGGCTTCAACACGCGGTCACTGAACATATCCAAGGACAAAGCCAAGTCTTGTGTTGTGAACTGTGTGTCAACGTGAAACTGTGTAGACAAAGTAACGGGAACTGAAGTCTCGTTAAAATCTTCCACGTTCAGCGCAGGGCCAGTAGTACCAATGAAACGACCGGGCTTGCGGACATTGACTGTGTTACCAATCTTTGCACCGACAACAGCGAACTGGTCATCATAGTTGCGGTCAACTTCACTTGTGAAAGTCAACTCATTTTCCAAGACCATCAACGCTTCGTTGGTGATCTTGCTTATCGTCAATAAATTATTAGCCATTTAAATTCTCCAAAAAGATTAGGTTTACCGAATTTTCCCCGCTTTACGGGCGGCCTTCCAAGCCTGATATGAACCATGAAATTCGCCATCAGCGGATATCGGTACATCAGCCTTGCCTTGCCCACCACGAATCGGTTGAATCGGTGTTGGTGCTTTACTTCTAACAACAGGGGCTGTCTGCTTGGTTTCAGGATTAACCTCAAACTTTGCTTCCAATTTACCTATCTCTCTAAGCGCGGCATTTGGACTCAAGCTGGCGATCTTTTTGGCTAGGTCATTATTTTCAGCTAGGTGATACAGGATTTTTGGGCCTACATCACTCTCCAGAATTGCATCCCTGACTGCGTTATTTACAACTACGTCACTGGATGCGACCAAATCATCAAAATCGGGCAATTCGGCTTTTGCTTCCTGAACCTTCTGCGCCCAAGATTGAATAATCTTTTGTTGCGCTTCCTGTTCTTTCTGCTGTGCCAATTGCCTATCACGTTCAGCTAACGCTTTTTCTGTTGAAAACTCAGCTAGAGCCTTCGCATACTCAAACGCATCGTTGAACTGGCTTGGTTGTGGCTCTTGATCAACATAAGATTGCTGTTGAGGCTGTCTCTGTTGCTCTAGTGCCGCCAAACGCTGTTCTAGTTCTACCCTTGCTTGACGTTCGTTCTGCGCTTCTTTTCGCGCTTCCTCACGTTGCTTGGTTATCTCTGAAAACCGCTTTTCAAGTTTAGGATTTTGCTTTCGCTCACCCTCTTGGTTTGCTTCCTTTTCTGCCTCTTTCGGCTCACTCTGATCATCTTCGGCTACTGGCTCGGTTTCTTCAACCGCCTCAGTCTCCGCTGGAGATTCAGCTAAACCTAATCTGTTTGCATAAAATTCTGCCGCATTCTCACTGGTCAATACTTGACCCGCTTCTTTATCGGACATACGTTTCCCAACGATTTGACCCCATGTGCCTCACGGGTAAGGTGTAGTTAATCTACCACAAATTTATTTAAATTTCAAATAGCCCGTTCTGTTGCCTCGGCATTTGCATCATTTAATGCACCTTTATCCATTTGAGCCAACATAAGAGCAATTTGTTGTTTCATTCTTTCAATTTCAAGCCTTGTTTGAGAAGTAATAACCGTGTCGTATGCTTGACCTTCAACACGCATTTGCATCTCAGCGCGGTCACTTTGTTCACGCAATTCAGCCTCATTAGCCCTGCCTGTCTCTTTCATCAGGGTGCGCTTAGTCTCTGAGTCTTGACGTAATTGCTCAACATCCATGCGGTTTTTGAGCATCAAGTCTCTAGCTTGAATTGCCTGTGTAAGTTCCTGAATCTGTTTCTGCGACATGGCCAGTTGCATTTGAACTTGTGGCGGTACTTTAGACTTATCGTCAATCTGAGCCATTGGGTTAGCCGCGGCAAGGCGGTCAGCAATAATGTCAGCGCCCGGCCAATCCATGTTTCTAAACACCAAGTCACCAGCCACTTGCATAAGTTCTGGTGCGGCTGACAGCAGGGGAAGCATATTGTCCACGGCTTCTTGGCGCTTGCTGTTGTAGCCCGGCCCTGTCTCCATGACCACATCATATTGACCCACGGTAATGTCATTCAGCACATGGTCAACAGAATCACGCTGGTTGATCGTCAACAATTCTGGCTTGCCATCATCCCCAATGATTCGCATGACACGCTCTGTGTCGTAAATCTTAGGAATTAAGTCTAGGCAAATCTTACCAACGTGACTGATTGAACGTGTCAAGTTGTCGTAATAATCAAAGTTTGTCAGGTCAACTTGTTGTTGCTGGCCATTCAATGCTTTGCCTGAAATGTTTCCTTGACCAAGCTGTGCAGGGTCAAACACACCCATAATGTTTTTAATATCATTGTCCACACCCATAGCCGCGGCCATAATTCCCGCTTGTGGCGGCTCTGGCTGTAAGCGTGAGGGAACTGGCGCAGGGCGACCATCAATGTCAGTCTGTTTGTACCGCAGGACGGGGAATGACTTGATGTTGGCGTTTGCCCAATCTTGTTCATGCCCTTCGTCTTGGCCTTCAGCAATCAACCATTTAGCCTTTGGCGCTAGTGCAACACCCTCAGTAATCGCGGTTTGCCAAAAGTTATACATACGCTGTGGGTCTTTGGCATAGCGAATCATGCCGAACTTTTTGCGTTTGTCACCAATAACGATGTGGCGGCCATAAACAGGGACAATAGGAATGTATTTGCCAGCCCAATCGCGTTCCTCAAGAATTTCAACCGCGGTCATCTTGCAATACTTAATGGTTTTCTTGAACGAATCACGCTTATCCACCACAGTAATGCCGTAAGCCTCTAGGCGCTTAAAGAAGTCTTTGTCATCAGCAAATGTAGATGAACCATCGCTTAAAAGGTACAGAGTAGCCTTTTCCCTGACCGTGTAGTAATACTCAGCAAGGCGAATGTCCTCTTTAGTAATCCACTCAGACTGAGAGTCACCCGTTCCACGCTGTGTGAAACTTGTGCCACCGTCATCAGCGTCTGGGTACAGCTTACGGAATTCCTCTTTCAGCATCATTGTTGTAATTAAACAACGGTCAGCGTCAGAACCATCAGGCGCTACTGAATTGGGGTCAAAGTACACAGTGAATGGGTTATCCACAGGGTCAATGTAAATTTCCTGATCAAACGAATCCTCTGAAATGTAGTCAGTTCTGACCCGTACATAGCCCCATCCCATGCGAACAGCGTATTCAAACGCATTGTCATAGGCATGGTCAGCGTTGGAATTAACTTCAATATGGCGAATAATGCCGCTGATGGTCTGTGCGTCAACCATGTCCTCGTGCGTGTTTGTGGCATGGACTTTGATGCGGGGACGTTGCTGGCGTTGCTGATTGGAAACTTGGCGGCAATAGTTGTCCACCTTGTTCACCGTAATGCAAGGGCGTGATTCAAGATTGCGTGAGTTTTGCAGTGTAACTGGCCATTGATCACCAGCACCAAACTTCAAATCCTCAAGCGCTTCCTGACGATTCATTGTGTCTGCATCGTTAGCAAACTTGAGAAACTCTATTGCCTCTTGAATTCGTTTGTCGTAATCATCAGCCATGATGTTGCCCTAAGTGATTTGGAGACATTTTAACTCATCCAAGAATAATCGCTACCATAATTTGCGTTTGCTCTTGGCTTTCTGGCTTGTCTAGGCTCATTTACCATCAAACCAATGTACCTAAACGCATCAGCGCCATGTGAATAGTTGTCGTGCAATGGCGTTTTGCTAAATTGCTTAGTGTCTGGGTCAACATCGTAACGGTAATGACGTAGGCATTGCAAGCCCTCATGACAGTTTTCACGGTCAAACCAGCAGTTTACAAAGATTGTTCTAGCCGCATTAATGGAGTCCATAATGGGCGTTCTTGGGATTATCTTGGTTTTGTAACCAGCATTCCTTACAATTTCCTCAATGCTTCTGCCATTCCCTGCCAGCGTCTTGTTTTCAGCATCATGTGGCAACCAAAGCGTGTCGTACATATACCCAAAGGTTTGCATCTTGGCCAGATAGTCGCTCATGGTCTGCTGATTGCCTTCAATGTAACGAATTAGCCGGGTTTCCATGCCTACAAACTGTAAGAACCAGATTGCTGTGGCATCAGACCAACCAAGGTCAAAGATGGCATGGACGGGCTTTGTGGCATCGTAGTTGACCTTAGTGATGCGCCCATCTAACTCAGCCAGTTGCATTTCTTTGGCAAAGATAGCCCCATCTACCGTCTGGCGGCACAAACCTTCCCAAACCACGTTATAGCCCTGTGGATCACGGTGTTTAAGCGCATCCTTCTCAAGTTTTAGCGTTTCAGGAAACCAAGGGTTATCTGACCAGTTGATCTTTTGGACTATGCAGTTCTCAGGCGGGTTAAGCACAAACCGCTGGTAAGTTTCATCAGTCTCTAACTCAGGGTTAAACGTAACCCAGATTTCTGACTTTTCTTTACGAATGGTAGGAATCAGCACATTCCACGACATACGGCTAGTTGTCTGCGCTTCCTCAACCCAACACACATCAACGCCTTCGTAAGACTTGACGTTGGCCACATTGTTCTTTAATCCCACAAAGCTAAACTCTGTGCCGTTCTTGCCCCTGATGCTTGTTTGGGTGATTTCGTAAAACGATCCAAGCCCTAAAGCCTCAATCTGGTCACACAGTAACTTATGAACTGAGTCTTTGATAGAAGTCTGGAATTCACGGGCGCAAAGCACTCTTAACGGGGCTTGAGCGCCTTTAATAAGCAAAGCCCTAGCAACACCCCATGACTTAGCGCCACCGCGTCCACCGTACAGAACTTTATAACGTGAGGGCTGAAACAAGCACTGTAGCTTGAGGGGAAACTCAGCCTTTGCTATTACTTGGCTAATGTCACTCACTTGGCTTCACAAATGAAACTTGAATGCCAGCTAACAACGGTGCGCCATCAGCGCCTGTAATCTCTTGCTTGACTTGCTCACGATACTTTTTGGGGAATCTTGCCGCCATAGACCTTGACCAAATTGTTGCATTCAGTCTGTCGCTTTCTTTGTTCTCAACCATGTGAGTTTGGGCAATATCTTCCCACCATTGCAGTTCAAACTCTTTGGCCAACTCCAAGGCTTCTCGAAATTCGGGAAATTCATCACGCCAACGATACATTGTGGCAGTACCAACATTAAGAATTGCGCCTATTGCTTCAGTACTTTTGCCGATTTTGCCCAAAGTAACCACTTCCTCACAATACTCAGGTTTGTAAAGGGTAGGGCGACCAACAGGGCGTTTCTCGGTTGTATCAGTCATTAGGTGATTCTACGGGTTTCTCTAGTTCTTTCAACCATGCCTGATTCTCAGCAATAGCGCCAGATATGGCATGAAAGTTAGCCAACATTTGTTCTTTTTGCTTCTCAAGGTCAGCAATTCGGGCTTTAACTTGCTCGATCATTTCTTTTTGTCCTTTTTGGCGGCTTCACGCTTTTCTGAGTAAGCAATGGCTACGGCTTGTTTTACAGGCTTACCAGCTTTAATTTCAGTTTTGATGTTCTTTTTAAACGCTTCGGGGGATTTAGATTTAATAAGTGGCATTAGCAGTTCCAGTTCTTTAGTGATGCCTTGGCACGTTCTGCTGGCCCTTTGGCGTTCTTAACCACACCTTCCATTCGGGCGCAAAAACTTGCCTTGCGTCCTTCATCCTTTTTTGTCTTAGGATTTGGCGCTGGCGGCTTTAAGTTTGAATTATTCTTGGCGTTGTATTCAGCGCGACCCTTGGCGGTCATTCCCGCACCCTTTTCAGTAGGGTTATAGGTCTTGTCCTTGCCCGTTGTCTTGTGAGGGATAGGCTTATCGTGCTTGGCCATGATTATTTCTTTGCGGTTTTAGCAGACTGTTTAAATGCCGCGGCTGTGGGTGCGCCCTTTGTGCCGGGCGTTCTCATACGCTCTACGGGTTTACCCTCAGCTTTTTGTTGCTTGATACGCTCTTGTTTAGCGTGAATATTGGCATAAAGACCGGGTTTAGTAGCCATGATTAGTCCTCTATTACAAAACAAACATCTTGCCAACTCATTTTGAGTAAGCGCTCATTATTGTGCTTGATTTCCTCAAACTTTAGGTATTCGTCTTTGTATTCTTTGGCAAATGTACCAAAAGTAATGCGATCACCAACATTCAAACCCTCGGCTTGGGCTTCTGGGCCTACTGCAATCACAGTTCCACGGCTGTCAGCTTCTGCGGAATGGATAATTAAAGTGTCGCTTAAAGTACGCTTTTCGGGACGCACAAGGATTTTGTCTCTTAAAGGTTGCAAGTTCATTTTGCATCCTTTGCTGGTCTGCCACGTCTTTTAGGCAAAAAAGCACCCGCCTCTAGGACGGGTGTAACATCCTCCGTTGGGACGATGGCAACTAACTCAAATTCACCGCACCACTCAGTGTAGTGACGGTTTTGGTAAGTGGGGTAGCGTCTGCACTGCCCCATCTGACCTATGTCATTAAAGTAAACACAAGCCTTACAATTCAAACCAGACATTTCAAATCCTTATCATTTGTGATGTTTAGAAACCCATTCAGTCGTGCATGACTGTTTGGGTTTCGCTTTTTAGCGGTACTCTGCTTTGGTTTTAGTGTAGCAAATGCCGTTTGTCTTACCGGTGTTGAACTGGTGATCAGTGCCCATTTTGTCCTCTTTACCCATAGCAACGCCACCACGCATTTTTTCCATGCGTTCGCCTGTACGGTCAGAAGATTCAGCACCTTTAGGGGGTGTTGCACCAGTAATGCTTTTAGCCATTTTTGTATCCATTTTACCCATGATATTTTCCTTGCAAAGAATTTATGGTTTTGACTTTATGCGCTATGTGGCACAATGTCAATCACCATTTTAACAGGATTTGTCATGGCCACAAATTTTAAAATCACTTCTGCTAAATCTAGCGCCCCTAAACAGCCTATGCACTATGAAAAGGTTTCTGAGCATCGCGCTGAAATGTCCCGCATCAAAGCTGTGGAACAAGAACTAAAGCGCCATGAGGCTCAAGGCTTAGACAAGGCTCATAGAAACAAATAAGGCATTGGCACTTCTGGAGGCCATTTCTCTCCAAGTGCCTCCAATGTAGCTTTGTGGGCTTTTAGCCACATTTCTTTGCGTTCATCTTTTGATAGATGCGCCCCTTGGTCTATTTCGTAATGGCATTTGAGGCACAAGGCGGCCACTAAGTTGTCGTCAGCCTTAATGCCTTTGCCCTTACCACCGCCCCAATTGCTATGAGCCGCTTGGACGCCATTGTCCATTCCACAACTTTGACAAGAGAGAGCCGCCACTAGTTTCAGTAGTTTCTGGCTTCTCACATATTTGTGCTTCAGATATTGCATGTTCTTGGGTTAAAAATTTATGTCCATTAATGCAGATTCGTCTGCGGGTAACAAATTCTGGTGTTGATCGGGTATCTAAAACTTTAAGGTTTTCAGAACTACAGCGGGGACACATCATATTTACTCCGTTGTTTTTACGCCTAAACGCTCACTTGCTTGCTCTGATCGCCAGATGTCCGATTTCATTTGAGCCGCCCTCAGTTTCCACAATAGGGTTTCCTCTTGTTCTATCGCTTCAGCCAGCCCGTGTAAAAGTTCTTGATATTCAGGATGTGCATAGGCTTCACGCTCTTGTGCCACCGCAGAATCAAAACCTTTTGTCATTGCGTCTTTCATAAGCAACGCCTTTTTTGTCTTGCGAAATTCCTCAAGAAAAATCCGTTGTGATTTAGCAACACCAAATTTTGGGGCCTGTTCCAAAATAAACTCAATCGCTTTGTATGGCGCTTTCACTTGACTACTCCGATCATGCGTAATGCCGCTTCAGGGCAATCTATTCTTGCCAAGGTACTACCAGCCCAATTTTCAAAGAAATCGGCTTGTAGGGCCGTTAAACGCTTTTTAGAGTCTGTTTTGATCTCCACTAAGAATGTGTGACCTTTATGGCCAACTAAAAGGTCAACAGGAAGCCCGATGATCCAGACATAAGCGCCAGCGGCTCTAAGGGCTGAAACAATTTGATCTTGGTTTGCGTCAACCCTTGCGGCTCGTCTCATCTTGAATCCTGTTCATGCGTTGTCTCAAATCCAAAGTATCTGACTCGCCTCTGATTCGTTGCAAGTCCAACAACACTCCTTGCCACCAAAGCAACGCTTGCCTTGAGCCAATCGTCTGTTTCTTGGCTTTGTAGCGCCTTGTCCACTCTCGGGCTTCGCAATCCTTGAAGTGTTCCAATTCTTTCGGAGTCATTTGTTGGCCAATTAAATGTCATGATCTACCAAATTGTTTTCTAAGTTCTGCCAATTTTGCCATCGCTTCAGCTTTAACTCTGTCACTCTCAATTTGCTCGTGAATGGTCATTTTGCGTTCAATTTGAGGTAATGGCTTAACAGGAATTTCCGGGCCTTGATTGCACAAATTTCTAAATTTGATCGCGCTAGGTACAAATTCCTCGTTTAGCTTATCAATGGCAAAGTCCATGCTTGGGCGGTAAGTCAAGAATTTGCCAATCTGACCCTTCCATTCTTGGCGAACAAACTCCGGGTCAAGGCCATCAAAATGACGGTTAAACGGTGCGCCATAAATGGCCATCATTCGCCCAAAGATGTAATCAAGACCTTGGTCTTGGTTGCAAAAATCAGTTTCCAAGTAATTTGACATTTGAGCCGCCTCCAATAAGACCACGGGTAAGACCAGAAATTACCCTTTGATTCATTTGACCAGTTTTGCTTAAATTTTTCTCATCAGGCTTTAACCAATCAGCTTGTAAACCTTGTGACCCTCTAGCGCACCAAACACTCAAAAAGTCGCTAAACGCCATGTTTGCTTTTGCGGCTTCTTTTCGTGCGCTGTTTACCACGGTTTCTGTGACAGGGGCTTTCTTAGCTTTGCGTAACTGTTTCCAATCGTCCCAAATTTGCTGATCAACATCTGGAGGGCAAGCAACGATAGTTGCTATCTCTCTCTTTACCTCTTTCTTTGTCTCTGTCTCTCTCTCTGGTCTATCACTTTGATATCGCTCTGATATCGTGCTGATATCATCTTGTTCCAACCAATGAGACAGCTTGATAATGATTTCTTTTGTTTTCAGTTCTGTCAGTCTAAGACGAAAAGCAAGAGTTTTGTTGTCAGGAATGCGCCCATCGTTCTCGCTGGCTATCAACCAAAGCATGACCAACACTTT